CGGGTAGGGATGCCCGGCTCTATATTTAACAAAGGAGAACGCAATGTATAGACCGCTATTCGATCAGCACCCAAAGTGCATTAGCTGCAAAGAATCAAAACAGCTTGACGATGATGCGTACCACATAAACCAAATTCAGGCCGTATCGTGGTGGAGTTGTTCCGAGTGGGATATAGAAATACACGATCCCTACCAAATGTATTGCAGTGAATGGTCAGAGATTCCAAAGAGAGGGGGCAAACATGAGCATCCAAAAGTATAAGGACGCGCAGCTTGCACGGTTTGCGAAAGATACGATAGTATTGATTCTGTTTATCAGACTGCTTAACGTGTTGCTCGTATTCGGTATTCTACTGTACTTTCTTTGCTGGTTGGTAGGTTTGCTATGAGGATGAAAGAGCACATTATACAGCGCATAAAGATCAACAAACAAATCGTAGCAATACGTGTTATTATGGTCGCAGATCACGGCGCAAAGTATAGCAAGCAATTCGTCGTAAACGCTCATGTAACCGAATCGGAAGCCCTTAACATGGCGCGGGAATACGTCGTCATAATGCAGACAAAGCCAATATCTATACCGTCAGACGAACAGGTTATAGCCGTCGCGGAAGATATCGTAAAGACGGAGCGTGTGCGGTATGCACACAACGCTAACGTATATCAATCGGTAGTAAAAGATGTTAGCTTTGTACTGCGTAGATATGCAACAACGCGCGTCTTTGGGTATCTTAATGCATCGGGCGAATGGAGCGAATAAAAAAAGCCCTGCGCGCGAGGCAACGCACAGGGCTAGATTCAGGGATGTCTTTTGATTGGAAAGACACGGAGGTAGGCGCAACTTAATAAAAAGATTGGATTATGCAACATGATCCCGAATTTATAGAACACTGTATTAACAGGTTCAACGACCATCAGCTTGTAGAGTGGCATGAGCGCGCCGCTATCTACGAATACGACGCAGGAATGAGCAGAGAAGAAGCGGAGTTTAAAGCCGCTATGGATATACTAACAGAAATAGCGCAGAAGCGCAGGAAAGGGCACAAGTAATGGAAGGTTTGAAGATTGCCGGAGAGATTATCTTTATCGGGCAGACGCAGCAAATAAAAGATACTTTTACTATCCGTAAGTTTGTGGTACAAACCAAGTTAGAGCAGTACCCGCAGGAATATGAGATGCAGCTCACAAAGGAAAAGTGCTCATTGCTTGACAATTATAAGATCGGAGATACCGTAACTGCGTCTATTAACTTGAGAGGCCGCGGATTTACGAACAAAGAGGGTAAAAAGGGTTGGTTTACGTCGCTCGAATGTTGGCGATTGGATAAGGCAACAGGCGGTACGCAATTACCAAAGCAAACGCCTGAAGAGTTTGTAGATAATCTACCGTTTTGATATGCGAAGAGCCGCAAAAGTAGATGTAAACCAGACAGAAATAGTAAACTATCTGCGAAGTATTGGAGCATCGGTAGCAATTACTAGCACGATTGGCAAGGGCTTCCCGGACTTGGTTGTAGGATGGAAGGGGCGCAACTACCTTATCGAAGTAAAGCAGGCAAAGGGCAAGCTAACAGAGGATCAGTACAACTTTGCCGGACATTGGAAGGGACAAATAGCAGTCGTACGCTGTGTAAATGATGCTTGCGATTTGCTAGGAATTCATAGGCCACGGATTAACATATTGGAGGATGAATGAGTGCAATTGAAAAGGGGTTAGCGGTATGTTTGGTATTGACCGTAGCTTATATCGCTTTCGAAATCTGGCTGCATAATCGGGAGATAGGCGAATGAGCAACAACATATACCCAAACTGGTTTGACATGACAGCACGCGATAACTTCTCGCGGTTCTTGCTGCCAGAAACCGGCAGGGATCACTACAAAGCGTTGCAGATTGGAGCGTTTGTAGGTCATGCAAGCCGGTGGTTATGCAAATACATTCTTACCGGCAAAGGCGCTATGCTTACCGACGTAGACACATGGCAAGGTAGCGACGAAAAAGCGCATCAGGAATGGGATTGGAACGACGTGTACAACGCATATATCGAAAATCTATATCCCTACCATTTCCGGCGCGTGAATCATTTTAGATTAGAATCGGATATTTTCTTTGAGAACCTTGCCAATTTGCAGCATAAGCGAGAGTACGACTTTGCATACATCGACGGCGATCATACAGCGGAACAGGTATACCGCGATGGGCTAAAGGCGTGGAAGTATTTGAAGAAAGGCGGCATTCTAGCGTTTGACGATTACGAGTGGCGCGAATCATTTGACCCGGCACTATCGCCAATGTTCGGCGTAGATATGTTTCTTGAGGCAACAGATGGGGAGTGGGAGATGCTGCATAAAGGGTATCAAGTTTGGTTAAGGAAGGTAAACTAATTCACAAACGGAGGACACATGGACACGGAACAATTGCGCTCTTTAATATGTGCTCATCTAATTACTATCGCGGATATTGAAGAGCGAGTAAAAGCAATAAATAGCTTGCGGCAAATAATACATCATTGCAGCCCATTCAACAATGAGCCAGTCGATTACGTAGAGTGGGTAAAATGTGAAAATGTGCAAGCAAACGATTATAACCCAAACAGCGTAGCGCCGCCAGAAATGGAGTTGTTGCGTATATCTATAAATAATGACGGATATACGCAACCTATTGTAGCATGGGCGCATGATGGAGTTAAAGAGGTTGTAGACGGATTTCATAGAAACAGGGTAGGCAAAGAATATGCAGACATTAAAGATCGCGTTCTTGGTTATCTACCAGTTGTATCTATTAAAAGCCATTGCACAGATAGGAACGATCGAATAGCGTCAACAATTAGGCATAATAGGGCGCGCGGCAAACACAAGGTAGAAGCAATGTCCGACATTGTTATAGAGCTAAAGCGTCGTAATTGGAGTGATGAAAAAATCGCACGAGAACTTGGAATGGACAGCGATGAAGTATTGCGCTTGACGCAAATCACGGGACTTGCAGAGATGTTTGCTGATAAAGATTTCAGTGAAGCGTGGACGGCTGATCTGCACCTAATAGAAAGCCAAGATGAAGAGGAAATATCATAGGTATCAAGATTGGGAGGAATACCGTAAAGGAATGTGGCGCAAAGTACAAGCGCATGAAGAGAATGAGTACCTCAAAAAAGCAATTGAGTTTACTGGCGATCACATCCTTTACGGTTCCTATATGTTGGAGGTTTTGAAGCAATGGCCAATATCGTGCGAACAAAACCTTTCTAATCCAGATATAAATCACAAAGCATGGATTGGTCACGCGGCGTGCTGTATTGCGTTTGATTGTCCAGAATACATTGTTCGTATGGCTTGGCACCATCTAAGTATAAAACAGCAGGATTTAGCAAATGAGCAGGCAGAATTGGCGTATGCCAAGTGGCTACAAAATGCAGAAAAAGTTGTACAACAATCTTTGTTTGAGGACACATGAAACAAGGGCTTGGAATAAACGTTTTGGAAGCGGCAAAACGCAGAATAGAATGGGCGTTCGATAATACTGAAAGGCAGTATGTATCGTTTTCTGGAGGCAAGGACTCTACTGTGATGCTGCATTTGATAGCAGATGAAGCACGTAGAAGAAATAAGAAAATAGGTTTGTTGTTTGTTGATTTGGAGGCACAATACAAATTGACAATAGCACACGTAGAAGCGCTTTACGATAAATACTCAGATATTATAGATCCCTATTGGGTGTCTTTACCTTTGCATTTGAGAAACGCAGTAAGTGTTTATGAGCCGCATTGGATTTGTTGGGATGAGGATCGAGTTAATGACTGGGTAAGACAGCCAAGTAAATATTCTATCATTGACCATACGTATTTTGATTTTTTCCACAAAGGGATGGAATTTGAAGAATTTGTACCATTGTTTGGGCAATGGTATTCGCAAGGAAAACCAACGGCATGCTTTGTTGGTATTAGATCGGACGAATCTCTTAACCGTTGGCGTACAATCAGCAGCACAAAAAAGAAGAGATATAAAGATTGCATTTATACAACAGTTGTGACTGAAGATGTTGCAAACATATACCCTATTTACGACTGGAAAACAGAAGATCTCTGGGTATATCATGCGCGCAATCCTTATAAACAATTGAATGAATTATATAACCGTATGCATTTGGCAGGCTTAACTATTCATCAAATGAGAATATGCCAACCATACGGCGACGATCAACGACGTGGCCTTTGGCTTTATCATTTAATTGAGCCTGAAACATGGGGTAAAGTCGTAGCACGTGTAAACGGAGCAAATAGCGGGGCGTTATACATACAGGAAAATGGGAACATTAACGGCTATAAAAAGGTAAGTAAGCCGGAAAATCATACATGGAAATCATTCGCCACTATGTTGATTAAAAGCATGCCGCCAAAAACTAGACAACATTACGAAGCGAAGATCATGCACTTTCAAAAGTGGTGGATTGAACGTGGCTATCCTGACGGCATACCTGATGAAGCAGATTATAGACTTGAACAAGAACGAAAAGTACCAAGTTGGCGACGTGTTTGTAAATCACTTTTGCGTAATGATTATTGGATGAAAGGTCTTTCTTTTACGCAACATAAAAGTGCGGCATACGACAAATACATGGCTATGGCACAACGTAAAAAAGCACTAGTGCTGCAAGAAAATATGCCGATAGCAATGTTCGACTAACTGTTAATGTTCTTTGTACGCCGCGTATTGGATAGCGTGGTAAGTTGCAATACCTGAAATGATTAATGAAACCGCAAATAAAGAATCCCGAATTCGTGAAGACTTTGCCAGTCGAGAGGTTGGCAACGGCATTAATCAGCCGCAGGAAGTCAGCACGGGTTCGGGATCGTTTAGTTATAACATGGATGAAACGTGGATAAAGCTATATCGCCGCGTACAAAAGTCCGATATATGGAATATGAGGGCAGAATACTTCAAGATTTGGTGCTATTTATTGATGTCTGCCAATCATTATCCGACTACTAAAACTGTACGCGGTGTTGATATTGTGATCGATGTTGGAGAGGTTTTTACATCACAAGAGCGGATAGCAATTGACACAAGGACCACAAAACAAGTCGTAAGGGCGTGTCTAAAGTGGTGTTCAGAAAATGCGCTAATTGTGTCCAGAAAGTGTTCAGATGCAACACACATAACTATTTGTAAATATAAAGACTTGCAAGAAAAGGGTGTTCAGAATGTGCGCAGGTTGTCGCCAGAAAGTGCGCAGAAAGTGCACCTCATAAAGAATAAAGAAGTAAAGAATAAAGAAACAAAGAATAACAATAGCGTTAGTATGTATGCTCCGACCTCTTCCGAGGTCGTAGCCAACCTGCCGCAAAATGATGGCCTTTTCTTTCCTATCTCCCAAGATCAGTTCACACGCTGGCAGGAACTCTATCCGGCGGTAAATGTCAAAATCGAACTATCCAAGATTATCGGATGGTTGGAAGCAAATCCTAAAAAGCGCAAAACAGCACGAGGGATGCTCAAATTCGTCAATGCATGGCTTTCACGCGAGCAGGACAAAGCACACATACCCGTATTTGCCCCACAAATCGCTTCTAGGGGCTTTCAACCGCCCAACCCTACCGTAACCATACTTCCGGGACTTCCGGAGCAAATACGCGATTTACAGACAAAACAGACGGCAACGCCGGAAGAGGCGCAAAACATGCTGAAGTTATTACACCAAAAAACAGGGGGAACATGAAGCACGGTTCTCTATTTTCAGGTATCGGCGGTTTCGATCTTGCTGCCGAGTGGATGGGATGGGATAACATATTCCACTGCGAATGGATGCCGTTCCCGCGAAAGGTTCTTTCACATTACTGGCCGGAGGCCATAAGCTACCATGACATTGCAACTACAGATTTTCGACAGCATTACGGACAAATCGACATTCTTACAGGAGGATTCCCTTGTCAGCCGTACAGCGCAGCAGGCAAGCGCAAAGGGAAAGACGATGATCGTCACCTCTGGCCCCACATGTTACGATGTATTCGCGAAGTCAAACCGCGTTGGGTTGTGGGCGAAAACGTTTTCGGCCTTGCTACTTGGAATGGAGGGCTGGTATTCGAGGAGGTGTGCGTTGACCTTGAGGCTGAAGGTTACTCCGTTCAGCCGTTTGTTCTTCCAGCTGCAGCCGTCAACGCTCCGCACAGAAGAGATAGGGTCTGGTTTGTTGCGAACGCCGTCGGCACAGGAGCCAGGGGTAATGGTTTCAAGGTTAGTTACGAAGGATGGGGAGCCAGCAAAAATAGGTCAGAGGGTCTACGACAAGTACACGGGCAGACTTGCCCAAGTCGGCTTGACTCAGCAGGTGAAAATGGGTTTACTCCCTACGCCAACGACGCAGGAACCGACGAGTACATGTCAAGTAAACGAGCACGGAAGACGAGTGACGGCGACCAACGATTCTCACAGTCTGAATATAGGGCGAATGGCTGCGATGGGAATGCTTCCAACACCGACCTGCATGGATTCCAGCAACGCAACAGCGACAATGAAGAGTACACAAGTCAAGGAAGGCAGTATGCACAGCGTGACACTAAGCAGAGCTATGGCGATGGGGATGCTGCCGACGCCGAAAGCGCAGGAAGCGAGGGGCAATGCGAGTATCGACAGAGGCAAGTACAATTTAACGGACGAAATAGCCGCACGATACCAGCCAACTGGCAAGACTTCCCAACTCAATCCCCGATTTGTGGCGGAGATGATGGGCTTCCCACCAAATTGGACGGAATTACCTTTCCAAAGTGGAGAGCCGAATCAATCAAAGGATATGGAAACGCCATAGTACCGCAGGTGGCACTGCAAATTTTTAAGGCAATACAACAATACGAGGCGCTATGAAACCGAACACGAAAAACCCGGCTATTTTGAACTTGATCGATCAATTCTGCAAGCTCTACGGCTGCGTATGGGATGATCTGCTTAGAAAGAGCCGCAAAGATTGGCTAGTTGAGTGCAGATATCTACTTATGTATTTTCTGCATCGTAAGTACCTGCTGTCGTATGCACTTATAGCGCGTTTATTCGGCCTAGACCGTACCACAGTTATGCACGGTATAAACAAGATAGCAGGGCAGATAGAAACGGATCGTAATTTCGCGGAATACATAGAGCGTATGGACTCGCTGTTGGATATTAACTTTGACGTGCAGGTGGAGAGTGTGGAGTAAATCACCAAAAAACAAACTAGTTGCGATTGGGTAAATATGGGCAGACCGAAGAAGATTTTAGATGAGGATGCGATATACAAGGCCGGGCAAGTTGGGGTTAGTTTTAGAAAGCTAGCCCAGCAAATGGGCGTAACGCATAAGACCATAACCAACAACTACCGCGAGATATACGAACAGGGCGAAGCCGACGGCGATCTTGCAATAGCTAATAAGTTATGGGAATTAGGCGTAGAGCAAGGCAACGCGCAGGTATTGCTACGTATGGCAGAGCACCGGCTAGGGCTTACGCAGAAGGTGCATCAGACAACCGAAAATAAATCTTTCAATATCGTAATTACAGGCCATGACATCGAAGAATCACAATCGGAAGATATCGGGCCTGCCGGCACAACTCCGCTTCTGGAAGAGTCCGGCGAGGCATAGGGCATTTATCGGCGGTATTGGTAGCGGCAAATCGTTTGCCGGGTGCGTCGAAGTTATGCGGCAGCCGCCGGGAACGTATGGCACAATCCTAGCGCCAACGTACCCTATGCTGCGGGACGCTACACAGCTCACGTTCTTTGATGAGTTTGGGGACGCTATCGTAGAGCATAACAAGAGCGAGGGCGTTACAAAGATGGTAAATGGAACTACGATCTTTTGGCGCTCCGCAGATAAGCCGGATTCACTACGCGGCCCAAATCTGAATTGGTTCTGGTTAGATGAAGCGGATTATATGGACGGCGCAATATGGGATGTTATGCTAGGTCGTATTAGGCGCGATCCTACGAAGTGTTGGATTACGACATCACCAAACGGCGATACAAATTGGGTATATGAGCGCATTTACCAGAAGGCAATGCGCGGCAATCCAGATTACCACGTAGTTACGGCAAAGACGCGGGATAATATCAACTTGCCTAGTGAATACGTACGTAACCTAGAAGAAACGTATACGAGCGAATACGCGCGGCAGGAATTGGAGGGCGAATTTATCGGGCCAATGGGTCGTATCATGCGTAAGGAGTGGGTGCAATACGCTCTATTGCCGGAAGACGATATACAATACGTCATCGGCGTAGACTTGGCAGTGGGCATGAAGGGCAACGCAGACGATCGCGCGATTGCCGTGGTTGGCAAGCGTGGCACGACATACTATGTCGCGGATATGATCTTTGGTAAATGGTCGTTCAACGAAACGAAAGAGCGCATTAAACAAACCGCCTACAATTGGGACGCCGTCCGTGTATGCGTCGAAAACGTGGCCTATCAAGAGGTTATGGTACAACAGCTACGCGCAGAAACGATGCTCAATATACAGGGCGTCAATCCGCGCGGGCGCAATAAGCTAACCCGCTTCCTACCGATCGCAGGCAAGTACGAGCATGGGTACGTGAAACATGTGAATTCGCTACCTTTGGAATTTACCGAGCAATTGCTTATGTTCGATGGGAAGGATGGGAAGCAAGACGATATGGTCGATGCTCTCATCTACGCAGTAAACGGACACGAATCAAATACTTACGTTTACGAGCTATAAATGGCAATAAGCGACTACTTCCAAAAGATATTTGGTCGCAACAGCATAGCACTTCCAAGCCCTAACGGTACGCAAATCGGGGGGCGAATTGGCTATCCCCAAAAAGCAGGTTATCTAGCAAACGTCGAACATGGCTTTAACCGTAACCCGGTTGTAGCTGCATGTGTCGGCGTATACGCGTCTACGTTGAATGAGCCGGCCCTAGTAGTTGCCAATTCTGACGGCGCTCTAAACCCATCACATCCGCTTTCGTTGCTATTCAAGCAACCTAACCCGCGGATGGGACAAGCGGAGTTCTGGCAGATTGTGTGGACGTATCTAGCAATCGGCGGTAACGCTTATATCGTGAAGGTACGTAGCTCGCTAGGCAATGTCGTAGAGTTGTATCCGTATTCGGATGCTCACGTAGCGCCGCTGTTAAACGATATGGGCTGGATATACGCATACCGCTACAATAGCGGCAACATCGTACAGGATTGGCCTTTAGATGACGTCATCCATATCCAGAACCCGGCATATCGTGATCCGCTCCAAATGCACAAGGGTATTAGCCCTATTAGCGTGGCATGGGATAAGATCAATACGTATAACGAATTGCAAGCTACTATCTATTCGCTCGTAGCTTCAAACGCCGTTCCTAGCGGCATTCTATCCGCTCCCGGCGATGTGCCTATATCGCAACTTGAGTCGCTAAAAGTACAGCTCCGCAAGCGTAAGGACGCAAGCGGCAAAGATCGTACTGACGCGATTGTACTTGGAAACGGGATGAGCTATCAGCAAATGGGCTTAGATGCTCAGAGG